GGACTTCTTGGACTTCTTGGACTTCTTGGACTTCTTGGACTTCTTGGACTTCTTGGACTTCTTGGACTTCTTGGACTTCTTGGACTTCTTGGACTTCTTGGACTTCTTGGACTTCTTGGACTTGTTGGACTTCTTGGTTGGTATATACCTAAGAAAATATTCCTGATATTCCTTACTATCTCTCTTATTTTTAAGTTCCTTAAATTTTTCTGCCTTCACTGCTCTTATATTAGCTAATGTATCTTGTTCCCCATAACAGCTTGTACTAAATCTTTTTAATACACCTTTTTGTTCTAGACGATTTTTTGCCTGGAGATCAAATAGGAAGGAGGCTAAACATAGAATATCATTTACAACATACTCCTCTTCATCAGAATATAAAAATGCTAAATAAAAACTTAAAAGTGTATCAATGGTAGCAACTCTAATTGATTTCCCAGATTTTTTAATAACATTATAACTGTGACATGCCAATGGTCGATAAATATATATAATTATGGTTCCCCCAATAGTTAATTTATAAAAGGGGGCAATAATCTCTCCAATCCCATCTCTTCTCTCGAAGAAAATATCACTTATATTCCTTGCCTCAATACGCTTTTTAATATCAAGAACCGTGTTTAAAGGAAATTCTGATAGTATTTTAAAACTTCCGTCATTATTAATAAGTTTTTTTCCAAATGACTTATCAAGTAAGCTATAAAGTGAAATAGCATAAGTTCCAAAAAACACAATATTGAGATCAATAAGAATATTTTTTACAAGCTTATAATTTTTTTCTAACATTAGACTATTTGTATCAATAGAACAGGCTTTTGCATTTAATGGATAATACTCATTTAAAAGAACAAGCCTTTTAAAAACCTTTTCCCATCGGCTAACATCACCATTTGGTCTAGATAGTTCTAAATATAGGGACATTCTTAGAAAATCAGCTGGAACATATTTTATTTGCTTTTTTACTATAGCATTCTTATATAAATTATCAAATATTTGAACGTCCAATTGAGTAATATCAGCTACTGGTATAAAATTCACAAATACCTTGTATGTTCCAAAATGAATTCCAGCCTTTGCTTCAATCTCTTCAAAACCATTCTTATAATATATATTTGCTAATTCCTTGGCATCCTCCAGGGCATTTGCTGAAAAGAAATCATAATCAGGAATTTCTATGTTTTTATTGTAAAACTGAGCCTTTTTTGGAAGTATATTATTTATGGCAGTTCCACCATAGACGAGTAATTTTTTTCTTTTAAGAAAATCTTCAACAAGCCGAATTATCTTTTTAACAATTGGTGAATTTGTTGTTTTTTTTCCAGCAGACTTTTCTGCATTTTCTATTGCATTTCTTAATATAATTAATTCCTTTTTTAATAGCGTTTCCTTTTTCATTATATATAAGCAAATATTTTATATATAAGATAAATATATTTGTAGATTCTTAATATACATATAAATATTTAAGCGCAACTATATTGGCTATAGCACACCACATGGAACCGAAAGATCCACCAATCAAAATATATATTAATGGAAATATAATCAAAATAATAATAATAATTTGAGTCCAATTAGGATAGAAGATTAATATTGCAAAAATAATAAGTTCCCATAATTGCAATTCATTAGACCCCCATATTGGTGATGATAATTTATTTTTACATAAACAGATTGAGTAGCCATTAAATCTATAAAATATGTAGAGACATACAATTACCACAAATATATTAACATATATGTTACTATTTTTATTTTTAACATAAACATTATATAGTATTTGTAGTGATAGTAAGAGGGGCAATAAAAAGGAGGTTACCAAATAATTTATATTATTTTTTTTCATTTTTATATACCATAGGATAGCATCAACCAATTGAATACTGGAAAATAAAAGTAAAATTATTACATCATCCTTTTGATTTCTAGTTAATTTTTTACCTAATAAATATAATGATATAGTCCATGATACTATAAATGTTGCGATACTTACCTCAAAACTAAAGCACATACACCTATATATATAGGTATATATAATTATATATGTATATATAATTATATATCTTTCTTTCCTTTCAGTCCCAAATCTAAAATAAATTTGCTGATTTAATGCCATATCCGCCTTATATAGAATAGTTATAATAACTACTTGAAAGAGGTCTTCTTTCGTATGAATAATTTTTATTTTGGGGAGGAGGACATGGGACAGTTGTTGGTATAAATCGTAAGTTCTTAGGCTTCAAAACAAATGCATATCCACTGTCATCAAAAAAATCAATATAATTCTCTAACTGTGAATCATAATTTTGAAATGACATGGCAATACAATTAAATCCATACTGTCTTGCCACATTAAATTTTTGGTTATAGTTAAATGGACTGAGATTGGGTAGTGCAATTGAAAATATTTTTTTATTTTCCTCAGTGAGATTAAGATCCTGAGTATATGCAATATCATTATATCTTAATAATTTGCAGAATGTGGAACCACTTGCTAAATTAACAAAATTATATAATTCAGGAATCTGTCTAAACAGTGGATTGAGATTTGATATAATTATGACAACCTTACCCTTTCTATTTCCAGGCTCGTAAAGATCTGATAGTTTAATCTTGGCAAAATTATGTCCACCAAATTCCTTACCATATTTAACTCCTAGAAAACTTAATTTATTATCAATATTATTTTCAAAAAGCATGCCCATATCCTTATAGATTTTACAATTATTGCTCATTATTCTAAAATGTAAAATTAATGGATCATTGCTATTGGGGCAGTAATATGAATTATTAAATTCATTAATTGCTGTTAATACATCTGAAAGCGGAATTGAATTATATGTTTCCTTAACTGTATTGTCGTTTACGGATGAGGTAGCAACCTGTGGTTTATTATCAATAGAATATATTTCAAAATCTAAACATCTAACCCCCTGCTTAAAACATTCCTTAAGGGCACATAGACTTACATAATCATTTTTAAATTGACCAGAAGAACAGCAATTGTAAGCCGTTTTGATATAATAATCTCTTAGACTATGTGTTAGATCATCATTTTTGAAATTTAATGTTTTCAGGTTGCTCATTCCATTATTTCCATAAATCTTATCATAGTTTGATTCAATATTTCTGCAATTTTGATCATAAAGAGTGGCCTTCATAAGTATGTAAATAACAATTAATGATATAAAAAGTGTTGCTACTACTATAAGTATGGTTTTTGGATTTAAATTTTCTTTATTTATTGGAAAACCAGAATTAATATCAGACATCTATATTTATATAATATAATTTTATATATTTAATTTAATTAAATATATAAAATAAGTCTATATTATATAATTAATGGGCGGAGGATTACTAAATTTAGTAGCATATGGTAATCTAAATGTTATATTACATGGAAATCCATCTAAAACATTTTTTAAAACCTCATATGCCAAACATACCAATTTTGGATTGCAAAAATTCAGATTAGATTATAAGGGTTTAAAAACGCTAAGAATAGCCGAAACATCAGTTTTTACCTTTAAGGTTGAAAGATATGCAGATTTATTATTGGATACCTATCTGGTTGTAAATCTGCCGTATATTTGGAGTCCGGTTGTTACTCATTTGGTAAAGGGACAAGGAGACACACAACACACGCATGGTTCATCATATATATGTTCCACCGGTCAATGTAACGCTGGTAACCCAGCAACGATAAATACTGTTCCGGCCCAATATCCTGGATTTTCAAATAATTTTCAAAACGTTCAGAATTCTAACAACTGTCCCACTAGTGATTTTTCCTATAATATTGGTTGGTATAGCCTATGTAAAAAACACTTTTCAAATGAATATTATCTTCCATATGAATTCAAGTGGATAAAAAATATTGGGAGTCAAATGATAAAAAGGTGAAATATATTATGGGAGGTCAAATAATTCAGGAATTTACAGGCCAATATTTATATAATATGGTGCAAAGAGATTTTCCAGAAGTAAAGAAGAAACTTTTTGATGAAATGACTGGAAATCTACCAGAATTAAATGATCCAGCAAATTATCAAAATAGAAATGGATTTTATCCAAATGCATTTCATTATGAGGGGGGAGGTGGAAATGGGAATAGTGAGCCTTCAATTCGTGCAAGAACATTATATATTCCATTGAATGTTTGGTCTACCCTATCAAGTAAAATGGCAATTCCACTTACAAGTCTTCAATACACTGATTTTACAATAGAAATAGAATTAAGACCAATAAATGAACTATATATAGTTAGAAATATAAATGATTTAACATCATTAGATTTTCTTATTTATAGGGGTGGTAATGATAATATCGATTCATCATTTGGTGGATTAGGTGCAGAGTACAAACCTGACTATGTTTCCCCATCAACAAATACCGGTATTATTTTAAATACATCACACACAGACAATAATAAAGATTTACTCAAGTCATCTACATTTGATTTTAATCTATTTAGGTTTACTCACCCTCCCCCAAAGGTTAAACTTAAAGGACATTCAGATGATGTTGGTGGGGATGGGTATGATTCATCTGAAAAGATCTGGGATGCCGACATTCATTTAATTTCAACATATGCATTTCTAAGCGATGAGGAACGATATGTTTTTGCTGCAAAACCTCAAAAATATTTAATTAAGGAAATACATGAATATGATTTTAATACGGTAACGGGAAATAGAAGATCTAATCTTGGAACTATGGGATTAGTAAGTTCTTGGTTGTGGTATTATCAGAGAACTGATGTAAAAGAGAGAAATGAATGGAGTAATTATACAAACTGGCCTTATGATTATTTACCAATAAATTTAACTGATACCTTAAATTATAAGATAACTTCAAAGTTATATCCCAAGATGTGGCCGCAAACTTATAATCCCTATTATACGAAAAATGTAAAGATAACAGGTAATTATCATGTAGAAAATGAAAAATATATAATGAATAATTGGGGTTTATTATTAGATGGAAAGGAAAGGGAATCTCAGTTCCCAAGTGGTGTTTATAATTTAGTTGAAAAATATGTAAGAACTGCTGGGAATTCTGAGAAGGGATTATATAGTTATAATTTTAGTTTAACAACGGATCCATTTAACTTGCAACCAAGTGGAGCTTTAAATCTAAGTAAATTTACAAAGGTAGAATTTGAATACTCAACAATTGAACCTCCAATGAATGATGAAAGTAGAGGATCAGTTATTTGTAATGAGGGAAATGTGATTGGTATTACAAAATCAAATGTTGATTTGTATAAGTATAATTATAATTTACATGTTATGGAGGAGAGATATAATGTTTTTTCAATAGAATCTGGTATTGGTGGATTAATGTTTGCCAGATAATTTAATATGAATAGTTTAATAAGGATTGTATCAAAAAATCCTTATTAAATTAAAGCACAATATTACAACTCACCTGTAATAATTGAGATAAATTCTCAAACACAAATTTTTTCTTAATTATTTTTCCAAGGCAAAAATTTTGTATTATTTGATAAGCACTTATACCCTTTTTACTTTCATCATTCTGGCTATAAAGAGGCCAATCATGCCAAACATTGTCATACAAATTCACAAATACATTGTTATTAACCTGTTGACACCTAGCGGCAAAATCAAGCGTATCATTTCTTAATACTTCATTATCGCCAACCATCATTAAAATTGGTGGAATTGAACCCAACAGCTTTTTTGAGGCCAAATAGGGATTCGCAATTTCATTTTTTAAAAGCTTTTCACTACCCAAATACTTGACAGCTATTTCCCTTGAATCTCTTATTAATTTTTTGGGTTTATCCTTATAGATTCTGTCTCCTGTATTTAGAGCATCGCAATGTGCCCTTGTATAATATGATTCGCTATTTGAATATAAATTTAACCAGGCACTTATAAAAAAGGCAGAATGGTATAGTTTAGGTTTTTTAAGAATGGAACTCATCGCAATGGTGCAACCAGCAGAATCAGATCCCATTATGATACCCTTGTATTTAGGTTTTAGGGAATCTGTTAAGGATAGCACCTCATTTACTTGAGTTGGATATGATGAATATGGAACTATAGCATAGTCAGGAACATAAATATCATATCCTGTTAAAAAACAAAGAATATAAGCAATACTTTGATAACTGTTAGTTTTGGGATTATCGTGGAAAAATCCACCACCATGTACGTATAAAATGCACTTATCTGTATAAGCAGATTTATTTGAATCATTAATTAAAGAAAATTTTAATATATACCCTCTTCCTTCCTTCCAAGATGGAAATATGCTATTGGGTCTAATGTATTCTCTCTTAATTTTATTTATAAATGGTAGATCCTCAACCGTATCCAATTTCATATGTTTCCCTATTAATATTAATTAAGATAATAATCAATATTAATTTCAATTTAAATTGAAAGGGCAGTTATTCCAACAATGGCAAGAATAATCGACACCAATTGAATTGATCTAATCGGGGTCTTGAATAATAAATATGTAAATAAAGCTTGCGGAATTAGATATGTATTGCTCACTGAATCAGCAAATCCAGGATTTGGCGCTCCCTTATAAGCTAAAATTACGGTTGCTAATCCAAGAATATCCAAAAAAGCTGAACTAATTGAATATGGAAGTATCTTATAATTTAGAAGACCATCAATGTTTTGATTATAGTCCTTATAGAAACCAGTCTGGAATGACTTAAATATGTCAAATTTAAATAAAAAGTATGGAATAAAGCCAATAATAGTTTGCATAATACCAAGAGAAATTGCTATGGATAAACCAGTAGCATTCTTATTTTTTTGTAGTAAAACATAATCAAAAAATGCTAATCCACCATATGCAATTGATGACAATATTGCTAAAATAAACCATTCTCTTGTAAAGAGTGGTTCAGTCGGTTTTGGTGATTTACTACTTGTAAATTTATCGGAAAACTTTTTATCCTCCTTTTTGCTAATAAAAACTGACTTTATATCATCGAAGTTTTTAAAACCAAATAAAAAGAGTGCAAAGAGCAAAATAAGTATTCCAATTCCCTGTTTAATATTTATAGCCTTGTTATAAAATATGTATGCTAATAGAGTCGAAAAAATAATAGATATATTACCTATTCCAGTTATAACAGCGGGATTAAGGGTTTTGGGTGCAATCTTATATGCTTGAAATACTAGTGCATTTCCAGCAAAACCAAATAAACCTGCCAGTATTGCAAAAATGGGATTTTTATAAATAATATTTTTTAAATCGGCAAATACCTTTTTACTATAATTTTTATTAAAAAGGGAGACAACAAATAATCCTAAAAATCCAATTATTGTATAAAACAAATGAATGACAACTGTTAATGAAGTTCCAGAATATTTTAGTTTATTTGTAATATAATAATTTATTGTATCCTGACTTCCAAAGGCGAGGGTTGATATAATAGCCAATACTAACCAAAACATCTTAATATAATAGGATGATAAAATATTTTATGTAAAAAGTTATTGCCTTATTATTTTTTACTAATTAAATAAGACTTGTATTTACCTGTTGATTCACCTGTACGAAAGTGGTACATTTAGCCATCTCCTTTATTGAAGCTGCATTAATGTAAGTACATGTACTTCTAATTCCGCCCAAATAATTTAAAACTGTATTCTCTAATGCACCCTTATACTTTATTTTTAGATATCTTCCCTCTGATGAACGATATGAATTCATCTTTCCATAATGCTTTTCCATGGCTTGTTTTGAACTCATCCCATAAAAGATTTTACATTTATCTCCATTTTCATCACATACAATTTCACCAGGATTTTCATCGTGACCTGCAAATATACCACCTGCCATTATAAAATCTGCTCCCGCTCCAAATGCTTTAGACATATCACCGGGACACGTTATCCCACCATCTCCAATTATATGCCCCTTCACACCATGGGCCGCATCTGCACATTCTAGAATAGCTGAAACCTGTGGCATTCCAACGCCGGTTTGAATTCTTGTAGTACAGGCAGAACCCGGTCCAATTCCAACTTTTACAATATCTACACCTCCGTTTAATATCAATTCTTCAACGATTTCTCGTGTAACAACATTACCTGCTACTATTATTTTATCTGGAAAATTATCTCTTACTCTTTTGCAAAAATCAACTAACTTTGAAATATATCCATTTGCTATGTCTATACAAATCCATTTACATTTAATAACATTAAAAATATCATGCAATCTTTCTATGGCGTCATCCTGAATTCCAGTTGATATCATGAAAAGATCAGGATTCATGTCTCTCTTACTAGTCTCATTCACTAAATCAGTAAATGTATAAAATTTATGAAGCGCGGTTATCATATTATATTTTGAAAGAATGTCATATACACCAAAGGTTCCTGTGGTATCCATATTTGCGGCAATAATTGGAACCCCAAACCATGCACTATTAGAATGCCGAAATTTAAATTTCCGATTTAGATCAACCTGTGATCTACTTGAAATAGTAGAACGTTTTGGGCGAATAAGAATATTATTAAAGTCAAGTTTAGTCCCGACCTCAATTTTATTCATTTAATAAATTATCTAATCTAATTTTTAATATAATTTATTATATATATTTATGTCTGGATTTGGAGGCAAAGAAAATCCATTTGATAAAAGTAAAAAATCTGGATCAAATGATAGCACTAATTCTTTAGAAAATATAAAAAATCCATTTGGAAGCAATGCAAAACCAATAAATACTTCTCATCGTAAGGGAAATAATTCTTATAGACGTAATGGTAATAAACCTTTAATAGATCAAGACAAAATATTCTCTCATGTTAGTGATAATAAAAAGAATTTTATATCAAATCGGGCAATAAAGGGTGAGACCGAGCAAAAGATTATAAAGAATCAATCAATTGGATTATTTGTTACCTTTATTTTAATTGTTATACTAATATTTTTTGTAATTAATTTTGGAAAGTACCTAATTAGGGATTATAATATAAGCAATCCTGAAAGCAGTTATTCATTTTTTCCAGATGGGGAACAATGGAGAAATAGTTTTGACTATGAAACTCTCGTTTATCCAGAATTAATAAGTGGACCCGATTTGGCTGG